TTAATAATTACGATGCGCAGTATAATTATATGCGAGATCAGATTGTGTCAGAAGGTCAATCTACCGGATTTATACTTGATTTTGGTACAGGTGGTGAAATGACTAAAGGAGGATCATATGGATTAAAAAACTCTATATATGCGCCTGATAAGTATGACTATCACGGATTTAATGAAGATTGGGGGGAGCATGGCGAATATTTGCCTAATTCAAAGAAAAAGGTAGGTTTTTTTATTCCGGCTTGGCGTGGATTAATTATGGACGATCAAGGCAATTCTATGTATGATAAAAGTATTGAAATCATTAAAGCCAATCAAAAGAAATATGAAGATGATCCGGTAGAATATGCTACAAGGATATCGCAAGAGCCTGTAAATATTGAGCAGTCTTTTTGGATTCCTGGTGAGGATATATTTAATATTCGTCTTTTAAATAAGCGTTTATCTGATATAGTAAGAACAGATAGCCTTAATAATATGGTACAAAAGGGTAATTTAGAATGGATTAGAGATAGCAAGGGGAATATTATTGATGTAGAGTGGATTCCTAATATCAACGGACCGTTTCAGATTATTGAGCACCCCGAATGGACTTTGCCGGAAAATCAGCGAAAATTAAATGTAAATAAGAATAATGGGTGGAATGTCTATATATCCGGATGCGACTCTTACGATGCCGATTCGTCCACTACCGACTCAGAAGGCTCTATTTTTATCTATAAGCGATTTATCCATCCCGGAGCAACCGGCGATTTATTTGTAGCGCAATATACCGGACGACCTGATGCTGATGAGTTTTATGAAGGTACAGCTAAGTTAAATTGGTATTATAAAGCTAGAATGCTATTTGAAGCTACTAATTTAGGTATAAAAACATGGTATATTAATAATAATATGGTGCAATATTTAAAGGAAAAGCCACAAGTGGCGTATTCTGATATTAAGGATTCTAAGGCTAATTACACGTATGGTCTGCAAATGCCAATACATGTTAAGGAATATTGTATACGGGAAACCAAGAAATGGATTGATAAATTATATGAAAATTTATTTTTTAAGGATCAAATTCAAGATTTGATTAAATTTACAAGAGAAACTAACCATGACAGAACAATATCTACAATGTTATGTATAGTTCATAATTTAGATACAGTGAGGATTAAGGTTGATAATGAAAATAAACCAACATATAATCATAAATCAATTGTAGTTAAAAAAATTAATGGCGTTCTAAAAAATACTTACAAATAATGTTGTATTCATTTCCATCACAGAATATACCTGAAGCAAATAAAGATTCCTCATGGATGAAACAATGCATTGACGCTATAATTACATTAGGTACGGTTAATGAATATGAGCGATATCAGGATTTATTTTGCTATAACATATATAATGGGGTATGGCCTAAAGAGATGTTTGATTATTTAAGAAAAGTGGAAGATTATGAATTTCCGGCATATATTAGACACATACCACTACAAAGGCCTCGTATTGATTTACTTATAGGACAAGAAATCCGCAGACCATTAAAAAACTTTAGAACATATACCACAAACAGAGACAATATTAAAATAAAAGAAGACATGCAATTGGAAATGATTATGCAGACAGCTTATGGTGTTGTAGCTGCTAATCAAATGCAGGTAAGTGCTATGCAACAACAAATTGATACGGCAAGACAGCAGTTGCAACAACAGCAAAGTCAATTAGATCCAGCCACGCAATCGTCTTTAAATGCGCAAATTGTAAATGCTATGATGCAGTTGCAATTACAAAGCATGTCCACTCAGCAGTTAGCTAATAAAATAAATGAAGAGCTAAAGGCAAAAGAGTTGAATAATAAGCGCAATTTTAAGATGAATATTGAAATTAAATCTCAAAAACTATTAAATAATTTAATTGAAGCGTCAGATGCGCATTCTAAATTTGCGGAAGGATTTGCAGATAGTTGGATAACCGGCAAAGAACGATATTTTGTTTATGCCAAAGATTTAAATGTACCTATATCATTAGATAAAATAAATCCCATACGTTCCGCGCATTCTCCTGAAGAAAATGCTCGATATATTCATCAATGTCAATGGTTTACGTGGAATGTAGATATGACAATATCACAAATCATAGATCGGTTTGGTCCATATTGGAGTGCAGAAGAATTAAAAGCATTGCACGAATCCAGTTCGTCATTATTTGATGCATCAATTAATAACACTTATCAATTTAGTGGATTAAGACAAGAGCAACAGTTTGATATGAATGATTATGGGTATCGAACTTTATATAGCGATTTATCCAGAAGCAACTATCAAAGAACAGTGCATTTTACATTATGGCGTTCTCAGCGCAGGATAAATATTAAACGATCAGTTAAAAAAGACGATCCGACAGTAACATTCACGCATATTATAGATGATGAAGAAGCAGCAAAAACAGATAAATCATTAATTCAGCATAAATATGTAGAAGATATATATTTTGGTGTGCGTATAGCCGGTAATATATATCGTTGCGGTAAATTACCTTACGTGTATCGTAGCGTTGACAATCCGGGACAAGCAGTACTTCCTGTTTTTGGACATGCTTACAATTCAATAATTAGAAGACCGTATTCTGTAGTTTGGGCGACTAAAGATTTGCAAATATTGTACAATCTTGTCCATTATCACGAAGAACTAATGCTAGCTACAGCCGGACGTAGAGGAATGATTATGGATAAGGCGCAAATCCCAACTGATATGTCTATGGATGAATGGGAGTATCAAAAGAAAGTAAAGGGCAATATGTACATAAACTCTGCTCAATATTATAATGGCATGAAACCCTTATTTAATCAGTTTCAGCAATATGATGAATCATTAAGTCCAAGTATACAGTACTTACATGTAGTTAAAACAAAAATTGAGGAAATGTTAGGCAATGCTATAGGTGTACCTAGACAACGATTGGGTGCATTAAATCCTGAAGATCCAGTTGGCACATCTAAAATGTCTAATGTGCAATCTTCTTTAGTAACCGATTACAAGTTTTATGAGCACGATATTATTAAAAAACAAGTGCTTACGCACATGATAAACTTAGCATGGCGTACATATAAAAAAGGATATTACGGTATGTCTATATTAGGCGCAGAAGGTCAGGAGCTATTAAGTTTAAAACCAGAAGAAATGAGTTTATCTGATTTTGATGTTTTTCTTACCGATAGCATTCATGAAGCTAATAAGTTTGAAGAATTAAAACAAATGGCTGCTGTTGGATTAAAAACAGGAAATCTTAATTTTAGAGATGTAGTTAAATCCTATCGTTATGATACAATACCAGAACTAGAATCTGCATTAGATCATATGTCTAAACTTAACGAAGAAGCGGCTCAGGCAAATGAAGAACGAAAACTTCAAATACAGCAACAAATAGAACAAAAGAGAGAGCAAATGCAACAAATACTTCAGGAGCAGAATAGAAAAATACAAGAATTAGGATTGCAATTACAAGATAAGAATATACAAGTGACACAACAGCATTATCAGCAACAAGACGAGATAGCGCGTATGCGATTAGAATTAGACAGGCAAATACAAACAGGTAATTTAGCAGTATCTAAACAAGATGTTGATACAGAGCGTATTATGGAAGCTGCGTACTTAGAAGAAGAAAAACGTCAAGCAGATATGGAATTTGCTATATCGCAGGCAGAGTTGGCAATGAACAAAGACACTGATGAAAAGAAAATAAAGGCTGATTTAAAAAAGAAATCAAACACACAACAAATCGGAAACTAATATGAAATCTGATTTAACTCCAGAAACAATAAAAAAATATATTGAGTCTCTAAAAATACTAGAAAATAGTCAAAAAAAGGGGTTTAATAAGGGTAAATGGTATCCATATGATAGCTTGGAAGGTGGCAATGATACTACTGCATATGGACATAAGATAACTGGTAAAGAAGGTATTGATTTTTATAAAGGCATCACTGAACCTCAGGCAACACAATTATTAGAAAAAGATATAATAGAGCACCAAAAACTAGCTAAAGAATATATAGATGCTATATATGGCAAAGGAAAATTTGATAGTTTATCTCAAGATCGTCAAATGCTATTAACAGATTACGTTTTTAATGGAGTGCAGTTAAGTGGATTTCCCTTATTTACTAAGGGTACTCTAGAAAATAATAAAGAAACAATGCTTAATGAGTATAAAAGGTATTATAAAGACAAAAATGGCGTAACAAAACCACTTATAGAAAGAAATAATTGGACTAAGAATGTTATCGAAAACATGCTAGACAATTCGAATAATGAAAGTTCAAAATACACATCACCATATAATATATCGCCTAATTATAATTATTCTCTACCATTAGACAATTTAAGAGTGAATAAACAAAATCAATATTTATTTAAGAGTGGCGGTGTTTTAAGAGATCCGACAAAACCATATCATCCAATAAATAATCCGGATGGATATGGCAAACCAATAATTGTAAATCCTAATGATCCTGCTGGAAGACAAAGATATCAATCCTATCAGGATAGTCTAGTTACATATAACAACGCTCAGCTATATAATAGAGATTTACGTAATTTAATAGATCAGAATCTTGCAGATGGTGCTTCGCGCACTCATGATCCATATTACACAACGGGTATGTTTTCAAGTTATGGCTATTCATCAAAAAATGATGCAGAAAAAGCTAAAAATAAATTTAAGAATGATCAAGATGCACTAGCACGTAAATATAGATTAACTAATAATTTAAATCCCTATAATCATACGGTTGATTTTTTTAATGATTGGTTTTTATATTATCATCATCCCCCAATCGCATCACCTTCCGGCCAAGGGTATTTTAATTCTGTTGGGTTAAATCCTGAAGAGGCAGCTTTCCCAAAACCTCAAGAAGTAATATACGACACAACTCCTCCAGATCCACCCCAACCTGAACCCCAACCACCGACTAGAAAAAAAATAAATATATCTTCAATACCAGTAAAATACAACACAACATACTCGCCACCTCCACTAGATCCGAGTAAATTTAAAAGACCTGCAATAAAACCTACAAGTCCTAATAAAAACCTATATATTCAATTTAAAGACCCTAATCAATCTACAAGAACCAGTCAAGAGATAATTAATTTTGATGATTGGGGCACATATAAAGAATTTAATGATGCATTGCAAAATGCAGGCAGGTTTTTTAGCTCATCTAGTTCAAATCAGGCTAAAACGCAAGCTTCAGCATCGTATGGCGGATTAACTAAAAAGAAAGCTATGGAGATTTATAAAGAATATACTGCACCTAAATCAAGTTATCGAACCGGTGGTATATTTAAAGATCCTCCGGTAAATCCTACTCCATCTCCCGTTCCATCTGGTGTTAATGTATTTGCTACATCTAATAGTATATATAGAACACCTAATAATACTACAGCTAATAAACCTGTCGAATATAATCCTGTTTACAAAAGTTTAGCTGAAAAGAATTTTACAAAACAAGAATTAAACGCAATAAACAATAAAAAGCCAGATATTCCTAAACAAGATAAAAGTGCGCCTAAGCCTGTTAAATTAACGCCATTTGAGCAAAAAGTTTTGGAAAAAGAAATAGAAGCTCAAACATTAGGACAAAGTAAAGTAACATTCAATCAGTTTGGAGAACCTGTAATAAAGTGGGACCCTACACAACCTAAAGCAAGTGGTAAAATAGAACCTGATTATATGGATCCTATTACTATGGCAGCTACTTTTGGTGCGGGTGCTTATGGTTTAGGATATAGCCTACCTACATCGTTAGGAATAGCAGCAGATAATGCTTTATTTAATTTGCCTAGTTTAGGTAAGGGTTTAGGTAAAGCAACTTTTAAGAATATTTTTAGACCTACATCTGCAAGTTCTTCTGTAGATGATAAATTAAAAAGGTTAAAACCAAATATTCAGTATGATAAAAACCTATTTTTAAAAGAAATTGAAGATTTTCAAGTTAAACCTTATGATTCAGAAATAGACTGGGGAAAAGAATATTTTGCTAAAATAGCAAATAAACAAAAAGAAATAGGTGAATTACTTCATTTTAAAAAAATTAACTATAAGGAATATAAAGAATTAACAGACCAATATGCAAAAGCATTACAAAAAAGTTTAGGTCTTGGACAAAGTTTAGGTAATGGTAATTATGCAGAAGTACTAGAAGTAGCAAATAAACCAACTATTGCTGTAAAATTAGGAGAACCATATGGAAATCGGTGGACACCTGAACTTATAGAAAAATTAAAGTCTGTAAAACAAAATGCAAATATTGCTATTCCAGAACGAGTGGAATATTTTAAAATACCTTCTTTGTACCCAGAAACAAAAGAAGTTATAACTATGCCTAATTTAAATCAAGTAGCTGCTGAAAATTTAAATTTGAATAAAAGAGATAGATATGCGTATTTTCTTAAACAAGCAAGACAATTAAGAGATAAAGGAATTAAATTAGATATTGGCAATATGGACAATATTCAATTTAATAAAAATAAAGGGGTATTTGACATATATGATGTAAATCCTGGGAATATTTATGACCCTGTATATTACATGCAATGGATAAAAGATGAAACAAAAGGACCTTTGTTTGAAGATATGTCTTATAAACAAGGGGGCCCAATATACAACTGGGCGGGAGCATTAGGTGCAGGAGCATTACAACAAAACAAACAAGAGTATGGCAAAGGAGGATTATTTAAGAAAAAAGGTGGAAAAATGATTAAACGTGCAGATGGCTCATATTCTCAAAGGGGTTTATGGGATAACATTAGAGCAAATAAAGGTTCAGGTAAAAAGCCTACAAAACAAATGTTAGAACAAGAACGTAAAATTAAAAATAAATAATCATGAAACTAACGTATAAAAAAGGCGGCACAATGGGTGGTTGCTACAAATGTGGCGGTAAAATGCATGCAGCAAAAGGAATGAAGATGGGCGCATGTTATAAATGTGGTGGCAAGATGTATGGCCAGAATGGTATGGTCATGGGTGGCGATCCTCCAGTTACAGGTACGCCAAGTTCTATTCCACAAGGTAAGATTCCTGCACCGCCTAATCTATATGGAAATTATACAGCAGTTAATGATAATACAACAAATAAAATACAAATACTTCCAACTGGAAATGAATTAGCATACAATAATGCTATAGCTAATAGACCGGTGATTACTGCAACAAAGCCTAAATCTCAGTCTAAACCGGAAGCAAAAAAGCAAGAATCGGTAATGCAAAAAATACTTGCAGAAGATAGTAGTAAATATGTTGGTTCCTTATATGGAACACCTGCATCTGGAGCTGTTAATAGTTTAGGTGTCATAGGAGAAAATTATTTAGCAGAAAATCCTGACGTTGCATTAGCTCTTGGTTTATCGGCGTATACAGGTGGTTATTCTTTGTCTACATTAGGCGCAAGGCAACTAGCTAAAACTGCTGCATTAAACGCGCTAAAATTTGGTAAAAATTTTGGAAAAACTTATCTTACTAATCCTTATGTTCTTGGCACATCGCTAGCAACAACAATGCTACCTAATACAACAAAAGCTGTTGATGGATATAATAGAGATATAAATCCTAGTACTAAAGATAAACTTAATCGTCCATATGACACATCAAGATCAAATATTATGACCTCATTGGGATATTTATCTGGATTTGGAAGGCTTTTTCCTAATAGATTAGTAAGAAACCTATCTAATATTACCAGTGGCGCTGTTCAAGGTAGTGGCGTTTATGATATATATCAAGGCAATTATGGACAAGGACTTGCTCAGCTACTTGCTCCGGGTATTGGTTCTATTGGTGGTAAAGCCTTAATTTCAGGTATGAGCAAAATACCTAGAGGCAAACCTAATACTTTTTGGAATAAAATTACAACTGGCACTCAAAAAATGGCAGGTTTCTCTGGAGATAAATCAATAGGCTATAATAAATCTACGGGTAGTTTTACGTCTATGGATAAGAGTATGTATGGTTTTAACCGTAAAAATAGAATTGTATCGCCAATGGAATCGTTTAGAGGTTTTAATCTTAAAAATGTTTTTCCATCAACATATTTATTAAATCCAAAATCATGGAAATCAACTAATTTAAAAACAGATTTAGATAAGGTTATTAAAGAAAGACGCCAAGTAAAAGATTTAAATCTAGATTTAAAGAAATCTAATACAACTAGCGAAAGGCTTCAGATAGTTAAAGATTTTACGGAAAATAAAAAAAATTTTTTAGGTAAGGTTAATAGAGAATATAAAGGTGCATATACATACACTCCCCCTTCTATGTCGCTTAATAATAAACTTATGTATAATATGAGAACAAAACCAATATCAACAACGGCTAAAGGGTTGGGTTTGTTAGGTGCTAGTGCATTAGCTGGTGATTATATGTTTAATGACAGTAAATTATTGAATAAAACAAGAAATTCTGTAAAAGGTCTTTTTAATAAATAAAATATCATAAATTTGCTTAAAATAGATAATTATGTCAGAAACAGTTCAACCACAACCAGAACAACAAGCAAGTGCTTTTTTAACAAAGGAAGACCTTAATGATCCATCATTTCTTGATGATGATTATATAGATATTCCTACAATACCAATAAACAGGCAAGAACCTACACAACAAACGCAACAACAGTCTGTAAATCAAGCAACTACACAAGTTAATCAAAATGTTCAGTCTAGTGGCGGCGATGATGATTTTTACATGAGGCCATTTAAAGAATTTGCTAAAATGAATAATTTAGAATTAGATGAAGAATTAGCTAAAGGAATAAATAAAGATAATTGGGTAAATCAATTCGTAGAGTCTGTAGCTGGGATGTATCAAACTGATCCGGCTGATGTGTTACAGCAATACGTGCATCCATCATTTTTACAAGCACAAAATATGCTATCAAAAGGCAAATCGTGGGATGAAGTAAAACAATTTGTTGATCAAGATATGGGCTTTAGAAATAATAAAGAAAATGTTGTAGCATGGGCGTTAAAAAACCAATATGGATATGATGATAATAAAATTGCATCTACAATAGACGCATATAAGCAAAAGGAATTATTGGATATAGAATATGAAAAATCTGCAAAGGTTTATGATATAGCTGTAAGGATGAATATGGAAAGAGAACAACAAATTCAACAGCAGGAATACGAAAAACAACAAGAAGAATACGTAAATAATTTACGACAATCTATAAATAATGGAGTATCTTATTTTAATAGTTTAAACGAAATCGCAGGTGTGCCTATAGGCAAAGCCGATAAAGATACATTTGAAAAAGATTTTGTTCATGCTATAATGCCAGATCCACAAACCGGAATGTCACCACTAATGAATGAATTGCAAAGCGATGAAACGTTGGTTAAAGTGTTTTGGTTTTTAAGAAATGGAGATAATTCATTTAAACGGACAATTAATCAAGCTAAAGAAAGTGCCAAACAAAGCGCAACAGACAAGCTGTTTAATGCACCGGCGATCGATACCGGAGGTGGTACATCGAGTGTTAAAGATTACAGGCAAGAGACATTAGATGCATTTTTAGATGACTAAATCTTTAATTTAAAAAAACAAACAACAAACATGAAAATCGTTCCTGGTAATAAGCAGTTTGATGGATCAATCACTGCAACCACAATGTCTTTGGGAGATGCGTTACTGACACGCCCCGAAATCTCCACTAAAGTAGTAGAGCTATTTAAAAATACGTGCTCTTTAACTGCTTATTTAACATCAATGGGTAAAACCAAAAAAGATGTAACTAACACTGATGTGTTCAAAATTGACAATGTATATGGCAATCCTAAAGTGATGTGGCCTATCATTGGCTTTCCTGAGCGCGTTGTGTATCAAGCCGCATCTGCAACACAGCTAAATGGAGCAACAGTTCCTACTTCGTATGCTGCTGGCACTGAGTACTATTTGTACATTGATTCTCCTTATTTTAATCCTAATGACATTATCACAACGACTAATCGTCAAGTGCAATTGTTCATAAAGGGTGAGGGCACAATGATCACTCCTACAAAATGGCGTTACAAATTTGTATTAAACCTATCTAATAGTACTGATATAGTTCCAGCATCATTACTTGCGCAAGGCGAACAATTAGGTCGTATGGCTACTAAATTCCCTGAATTGTCATTAACCGGATATGAGTCACATAACTACCCTGAGTGGTATTCTAACCGTATGTGTATTCAGCGTTTAAAAGCGTCAATTTCAGGAAGTGCGTTTAAATCTAAACTTTGGATTGAGCATAATGGTAAGTATATGTATTGGAATCACCAAGAAGCCAATCTAATGAGAAAAGCCCATTTATATCGTGAAAATGATATAATCTATGGTAAAGCTACTACCGACGTTAACGATACTACATTTGTTTACGATGAAGATGGAAAGCCTATTGTTTCCGGCGATGGCATTATCGAGCAAATGGATTATTCATTACGTCGTAAATACACTTTAGAAAGTGATGGAACTATTGATCCAAACTACTTTGAAGATATGATGCAAGACATTAAAATAATGGCTAATCATGAAGGTGTATTGGAATTGGTTGTTGCAGGTGGTAATGGTGCTATAACAGCTTTCCATAAAACAATGCGTAATATCTATAAATATGAGCCTTCTGTTATTACTAAAAGAAACAGCAAAGGTCTTGAAATAGGTACCGACTTTATGGCTTACTATCTAAATGGTGTTCGTCTGATTCCGTTGGAGTGTAGTGCAATGGACGCTCCAAATTTACCATCTAAACCAAATTCTTTAACCGGACGTGCTAATGAAAGCTACAGAATGTTGCTATTAAATACAGGTATTACATCCACTGGTGATAATAATGTTGAAATGGTTACATTGGGTAATGGACAAGGAAATCGTGCATTTACAAGAAAAGTGATTAATGGTATGGAATCTTTAACAGATAGCGAAGTAGCATCAACATCATTAGATGGTCTTGCGGTTCAAGTGTTAATGGAATCTGGTGTTATTGTACGCAATCCGTTCTCTTGCGGTATGTTAGAAGTAATTGACTAATCTAAACTACAAATAACATGGCAACAGTATCACTAAAGTTAAATGAATCCAATCCTAAGAAAGCACGTATAGGCAGATTAACGTCATTTGTTTTGACGCTGCCTAAGAAAAACGATGGTTCTTATAGATTGCCAAAGGGAGTTTCTGAAAAAGAAGCCGAAAAAATAGGTATTAAAACAGGTGTAAAATGGTCGTTTTCGCTACGTCCTAATATGGTTTTTGATGATTCAAATCCTGAACATCAAATCCAATTAAAGATATTGCAATCGACCATATTCAATGATATTATTGCAAGTCGTAAATCTGATTTAACGTCATTACATCGATTCTATTTTGATAATCCGGTAATTGAAGGAAAAGACAAAGCAAGCAAACGTAAACGCAAATATGAAGCGGATAAGCTATTATTCAGTTTGAATGAAAGCGAACAACGTGAATTATTGCAATATACGTATGGCTATGCTGAAGTTGATCAATTTACATCGGAAATGGTCACGTCTGCATTGGGTGAAGAAATTGATAAAAATCCTGAGGACTTTTTTACTAAGGTGCAAAATCCACATCGTAAAACTATAGTTGAAATTAATAAAATGGTTGAAATGGATATTTTGCAACGCAAAGAAGGTAAATACTATCATAATCAAACATTGATTGGTGTTGACATTGAAACTGCGGTATCTTATTTAGAAAGCCCTAAAAATGCAGACTTGGTTTCTCAATTGATTGCGCTTTTGAAAAAATAAATAAATGATTACTACAGCGGCTGAGATGTACGCGCTTTTGTTAGAGCTCTATCAAAGGCAAAAAACGGGAAGTATCACTATTGACGAATTCAACACTCGCGTAAATGTTGCAGCGTTAAATGTGGTTACGTCCAAACTCCCAGTCGCTGAAAGTAGTCAATATTTAGACGATTCACTACGAACTCTAACCAGAGAACGAATACTTACACTTACACCTAATTCAGCTACAGGCGTTCCTGTTAATATTGATACACAAATTGAAAGTAATAACTATAATACGCCATTACCCTATTATTTAAGAATGTTAAGTGTTGAATTTAAAATAAAATATAAGGGAAGTAGTTGTAATGAGGAAAATTCTATATCTGATTGGATTACAGCAAAACGATACAGATTAGATAATACAAAAATTAATAATGATCCGTTTCAAAAGCCATCTGATAGCAAGCCGTATTACCGATTAAGCAGTAATGACGCGGGAACTACAGCATCATTTGAAAATTGGATTGTTCCAATTATCAACACTCCATCGTTAATAAATCAAATTAAATTAAATTATGTTAAATATCCTAATAAGATAATTTTAACATCAACTCCGGCTACAGATAGTAATTCGGATTTACCTTCAGAAATACAGCAGGAAATTGTTTTTTTAATGTTGCGCGAAATATTGGAAAATACGGAAAGTCCTAGAGTTTATAAGCCCGCAGAAAGCGGGTCTAATTAAAGTTAGAACAACTTTTTAAACCTAAATAAAACAAAAAACAATGGCAAAATCAACTTTTCAGCATCCACCGGTTAAAATACTGGTTGGTGATGCAGGTGCCTCCACAATCACTGGAAGTGGCACAGAAGCGGCTCCCTGGGTAATCAGCGCAGGTGGTCAAATTATTTCATTTACAACAGCTGATATCGAATACATGTCCGAAGAAATATGCACGGGTGATGGTAGCAAGCAAGAAATTGAAATTACATTTGATGCAATTGAAGAAACATGTGAGTGTGTACGTGATGCAAGTATTCGTGTTATTCGTAAACATGGACGTAATTGGAAAATAAGCAACACGTACCAGCAAACACGTTTTTATAAAGCAAGTGCGGCAAAAGGAGTTACGGCAACAATAGCTAATTTAGTAGCTAAATTAGCTGATATTATAAGTGCTGATGAATTTTCTCCTGTAACTGCTTCTGCAACTGGTGCCGTATTAAAATTAACGTCTAAGGAAAACGGAATAGCAACTATAGCTGTTGCCACTGAAAGTTCTGCAACAATAGTATCAACTCCAGGCACTGAACCTGTATTAACAGCAGATGATATTTTAATTCAATTCCCAATTAAACCTCATACATTTGGTCAGCGTCCATTAACCGGATTGTGTTATGATTGTATGTGTTTCTACACATTAAAGCTTCGTAAAAACAATGGATACGATCCAATTGAAGGTGGTGGCGAATCGACATTAAATGAGTATCATTTTTATGTTGGTTGTGAAGATCCAACAGCAGATTCTGTTGTAGGAGATACACAATGGATTACAGAATGGGAAGCTATTTATGATGAAAAATATGCTTAATTAGTTTTAATCATCCTCACAAGATTGAAATAATTAGTTTTTTTTTGAGAATAAAAAAACCCGTATATAATGTGCGGGTTTTTTTATTTATATTTGTGATATGATAGAAATGATAGTTATTATTAGCATGTTCTGTCTTGGCTTGCATTATGCAGCTAAAGAAGGGAACATTTTATCATTTATACCATTATGGGTGCCTGATTGGGTGTGTAAAATGCTTTTTAATTGTGCTCCATGCATGTCAACAATATATGGAACTTTAATTATGTTCTTTTTTTCAGAGGTATATACATTGCCTGTTATTATTCTTTCCATAGGTGCATCCAGTGGTTTGTCGTATATAGGAATAACGGTGTGTAATTCCATCTATTTTATAGCTAAATCTATTGAACAAGAAATAGAACAAGACGATAATGGCGACATATAGCGAGGTTGTTTATTCTGTAATTAATCAGGTTACAGCCGGTAACTACACCGATGATAATATGCTTTCTTTTGAATTAGTTGGGCATGTTGTTAATAATGTTCGTAGTACACTAATGAAAGACTATTATGAAAAAACAAAGTTTCTTGATCCATCATTTTATCAAAAGAATTGCTGTTTAGAAGTGATTTGTGAAAAAGTGGAATGCAATAATGTATTTTCAGGACAAACAGATAAAGTGATTAATATACCTAATTTAGCTAATTATTTAGGACAAAAAGCTATATTGTATTTAGGCCCTGCATCATATAACGATCCTTATAATTACGTTCCACTTACTAATATATCCTACTATAAAGACAGAAGATTTGGAGGAAAATTAAAGTCTTATACAATAATAGGCAATCAAGTGCATTTACATAATATATCTATCTCAGGATTAAAGTATGTATGTATTATAGGAGCTTTTGAAGAACCTATACCGGAATGTGGCATAGATGAAGGATCCGGAAATTGGGAATATCCTATACCAGGTCATTTATTGCATAAATTAGAATTACTATCTATACAACAAATTACTACTACATTTCTTAGAAACACTGATATAGCTAATGATGGTAGAGAAATAATAATAGGAAATACACCAAAATCACAAGAATAACATGAGGATAAAAACATTAAAAAAACTGCATTTTACAGTTGATGGAACTATAATACATGTTCCACAGGAAACAATTATTGATAATGCAACTAAAACTAGAAAAATCAGTCCTTGTTGCACATATTACATTTACACTTTTATATATAATGATAAGCAAATCACAACTTCCAAAGCTCACCAGAGATATATACAGGTTGTGGAGTGATGTGGGTAAATCTGTACATGGGCGCAGGTTTTATTCTCCGGTGTACAATGACTATATCTCTTATAAATTATCTAATTTAAAGCGTCTTTTATCATATAAAAACTGTAAAAGCACTTATGCTATATTAATGCCTTTTTTGTTAAAGTATATTAAAATACACTATCCTAAAGATCAATATAACAATAGGTATCGAAGAGCAGAGCGTATTGTAATTAGTGTGTGTCATAGATTTAATGAGCTTCTTGTAGATTCATTAATAGACAATAATGACTATTTTGTGTTTCCTACGCCCGGATTTGGCTATTTATGTGTTATGCCACACTACCCACCTAAAAAAAATTATGTTAATTTTGCTACAGATCATAAGCGTGTAAATCTTAAATTTATACCAGGTCGTACAGGAATACGATATGTTAAACAACCTTATATTCATTATGTAAGACAGTCGGATTCGGTTAGGATTATGAAAAAGGTTGTTAATGAACATTTTAAATACACCTATAATGGACCAAACAAATTACAAATTAGTAAAAGTAAATGAAGTTATAGCGGAATATAATGCTCGATATAAGAATAACCCTATTGATCAAAGTGATGCTATAAACTGGATATATGACTGTATACGTCATGTTGGTTCAGTGGATAACTATCAACATACAGAAGTTAAGCTAGATGTTAAAAATCACAAATTGGCACTACCTTGTGATGTATATAAAATATCTGCCGTTTTAAATTCAAACAGACACCCATTAGCTTATGAAGACAATGGAGTGTTTCTTAATTTATACGATCCTAAAATACAAGTGGTGCATTTACGTTATTGGGCTTTACCTAAAGATGATGATGGTTATCCCCTAATATTAGAAGAAACAAAAGACGCGGCTGTTCATTTTTTGTTTATGCGCAACACAGCAGAACCTGATTGGTATACCGGTAAAATTAGTGATCAAAAATATCAAATGATTAATCAAGAATATCATCGTTTAGTTGGTATGGCTAGAGGTAGTTTACGTCATTATTCACGCAACGATATGGCTAGACATACTACAATAACAAGACAAATGGTTGTT